TGTCCTAATTTTACGATAGCGTGTCCGTGAGTTGGGTATTCGTTACCTTCATCATCAGTAGCTACTCCTAAACCTTTTATTTTACTATCAGCAGTAGCCTCATCTTTAAATTCGTATTTTCCTATTTTTCTCATAATTATATAGTTGTTAATTTTTGTAGTTGTTCGTCTGTTAATTCTTCTGTAAATACTTGTAGTTCTCTTACGTTTCCGTGAAAAGCATTACTACCTGTTCCATTGTCAAAAGATATTTTATTTAATCCAATAGGTGCGTTTCCGCTTGTATCTGTCGCAACTTTAGTTGCATTTACCCATAAATTAAATTCATTTTGTTTATATGAAATTGCTATTTTACTAAAATCTACTATACTACTTGCTGTAAAATTCATATTTGCAGATGTAGAACTAGAAGAAACTACTCTGCCTTTTATTTGATTAGAACTTAATGTATATTCAATAGCTACTCTATTAGAAGTAGTTCCGTCTGATATTGTTATTCTTCTTTCAGTCAAATCATTAGCTAAAGCACTTATTTCTGCATACAATACACCAGATTCTGAAAAGTCTTGTGCTGACCCAGAGTTATTACATACGTCTGCTAAACGAGTAACACCACCACTAACTCCGTGATTAGGAATATAGCTTGTTCTATAGTTTCCAGCTTCTACCTGTGCGCCCCAAATAAATACATTTTTACTCGGATTTCCTATGTAAGAACCATCACTATCAGAAGTACCTCCTCCAGTATAAATACTAATTGGTCTACTTGTTGAAGATAAAGATGACTTATAAAAAGTTAGTAAATACCAACCATTTTCAAATTCTGTATATGTACAATTAGAAGAATTAGCACCAGAAAGAGTTTTAGTTGAAAATTGAAAAGCGCAATGTCCATTATCTAAATAAAAATTTACATAATCACTTGTCCCAGCTTTTGCAAAAAAAGAAAAAACATAAGGATTACCACTTGTAAATGTTAAATACTGAAACAAATTATGATAGTTTGAACTATTATCTGCATCACTCAATCTATCTGCAGTTATGCTTCCATCTGGAGATATAACTTGATTTTTTAAAATAGATGCTCTTGATGAATTAATACCACTCCATTGACTAAAATCCTCGCTATACTGTATTAATTGAGTAGAACTTTGTTCTAAAAGTAATGCACCATTAACTGAATCACTAAAGTCTATTCTTGGTGTGTCTGTTTGTATTTCTTGAACTGATATGTTTGATACAGAGCCATTGAAACCATCTCCACCTCCAGTTCTTAATACTATTCTATCAAAATTATTGTTTGCAATTAAAATCTGCGAATACACACCATTGCCTTGAACATACGTGCCAACAACAGCACCAACTGCTCCAAGCTGTGGTCTTACAAAACCATTACCAGTAAAATCAGTTATTTCAAAAGTAAACTTATATTGTTTACCATTCGCAATACTTATAGAATCATTTTCTAAATTACTATTAGTTGAATTTGTACTTATTGCCTTACCATCTCCAATACTCCATCCAGTTCCTAAAGTCCAATAATCGTTTGGATCTACTTGTTTAACAGATATATTGTCAATAGAAAGAGTTGTTGTGCCATTTGCACCAATGACAAGGTGTGGATTACCTCCAACAAAATAAACTGTGTGTGTGCCATTAGAACTTGGAAATGTAAAATTATTACCATTGTTTGAATCTATAAAACCCTTAACATACCCACTAATTGTTATTTCTAATTTATAAGTTTTACCACTAGTAATTAAGTTTAACTTGTAAAAAGACCTATTATTCGCTGCGTCAGTAAAGTTTATCTTGCCATTTGCAATAGTCACACCTGTTTCTAAAGTCCAATATCCTGTATTACTTGAAAAATCTCTATTTGCATCAGGTGTAATTATTTCGCTTCCTAACTCACTAAAATCTCCGTTGTTTACAAGATTAGTTGCTTGTAGTCCAGCAGTCTTAATTAAACCATCTTTAGCGACATAAGTAGCACTTGATCCTCTTGAAAAATCAAACTCTTTATTAAAGAATCTACCACTATTATCGTTATATGCTAATAGCTTATCTTCTTTTATTGCCCATTTACCATTTCCTAATTTTACTGCCATATTATATTATTGTATAGTTGTTAGCTTGTGCTAATAAGTTGAATGATTCGTACCCCTCGCCTGTTAGTCTTTCTAATTGGTCATTGTCTAATACTTCTTTAAAAACTGCAACGCATTTGTTTTTATAACCAACTATATTTCCGTATGGACTTTTACCAACCATTAATTGATTTATTCCACTCATTGTTGATTGAGATGATGTTTCTATAACTTTATAACCATCTACCCACAACTGTACTCCATTAGAATCATATTTTGCTGCTATTTTATAATTACCAGAATTTCTTGCATTAGGCTCTATAATATTGATACCACCAGTTGATTCTATTTGAAGTTTATTAATTGGACCAAACCTAACCATCAAAAAATTATTAAAAGTACCATCAGAAATAGCAAACAAACCATTAGTTAATCCTGTTTGTTCAAAATAACCCTCTGCATATAAAACTCCAGATGTTGAAGATATTAAATCACTACTACCAGCATTGTTGCATACATCAGCTAATCTTGTAACTGTGCTTCCGTTTGTTGGTATATAAGAAGTTGGGTATGATAGCTCTTCGAGTTGTGCTCCCCAAATGTAAATACCGCTACTTGGTATATCATCTACCCATATACCAGAAGAACTTCCGTGTCCATTATTCTCTACAAGTTCAAACCTTTGCCAATTTTCTGTTACTAATACTGATTTAGATGTAACTGTTAATGTAGGGTCTTTTAATATTACATTAACATTACCCACAACACTTTTAATATATATTGAGCGAGAAATTAAACCAGTTGCATTACTTTCTTGCTTATAAATTCCATTTGTACCATCACCAATAACTTTTGTTGCATTTAAATTTCCATCTGGAGAAATAGATTCATTAGGTGTTATTGTAACACCTGTGTTACTCCATTGACTAAAATCTTCTGAATACGTTAATTTGTTCGTACTCTGTGGCTCAAGTAAAAGACTACCAGTACCACTATAAGGTACTACTACATCTTCTGTAAGTTCTTTAACAGATACGTTGTCTATTAATACATCTAAAACACTTGCTTTTGCTATTTGTAAATAAGTAGCTGGTGCAGTTAAATTAAAAACTTTTGTTCCACTTGTATTAAATTGAACTCCAGAAATATCAAGAGTACCTGTTGTAAAAGTTAAATCAACAGAAACTTTGTAAATTTTTCCAACTGTAAGCATAGTATTTGGCTCTGGTCTAATAGCTATTGTTGCTGAATTATCAGAAACCATACGCAATTGACCATTACTTTCTGTTACATAATTATTTGCATTTTCATTTAAAACATTATAATTATCTGGGTTGTCATTAGTCCAATTACTAAAATCGCCATTAGTAATAAGCTCATCTCCTAAAACATCTTCATAATCAAAGTTAGTATAGTTTATTCTTGGTAAGTCTGTGTCGTCTGTTATTTCTATTACTGATACGTTGTCTAAACTTCCAACCCAACCTAAATTAAAAGCATTAAACTCAAATTTAATTGGATTTGTAATTAATATTTCTTTTGTGCCGCTTGTTGTATATATTTCATCGTTACCACCACCAGCATCAAACTTACAACTTCCACTTGTTACGACTAAATCAAAAACAACTTTATAAGTACCAGTTTTAACAAAAGGTGTAATTTTTATACCACTTTGATAAGCAGTCATTGACGCATTGTATTTATCTGATATATTACCATTTGTAACAGTCCAATTCTGTCCGACCTCTTTGACTGATACGTTGTCTATTGAGCCTACAAGACTATTACCTTGAAAGAAAATATACCTCGTTGTATTACTTGCATCTGTTTGTAAATAAAATTCATTTGCACCATTTGTAAAAGATGTTGACGATGTTGTATTACCTAATCTAACTGTACCCCCACCACTTGTTATGTTTGCATCAAATGTTACTTTATAAATTTTACCATCAACATAAGAAACAGATGTCTGATAAATTAAACCTGAACCATTTGAATTAGCAGAACCATTAGCTATTGTCCAATTTGATTGTTTTGTCCAATCGCTATCTGTAGCAAAATCGCCATTAGTAACTTCTTCGCTGCCTATTTGTGAGAAATCTCCGTTTTGTACTAAATTCCCACTTAATATCTGTACATCTTCTATAAGTCCTTTTTCGTTTACTCTTGTCGCACTTGAGCCTCTTGTAAAGTCAAAGTCTGCTTCTGTTACTTCTTTTACGCTTATGTTGTCTATTGAGCCTGTTGTTGTTCCAACTGTTCTAACTCCAAGTCTAGTGCTACCAGCTGCTGTAAAAGTAACTGTGTAAGTTCCTGTTGAAGTAAAATCTCCACTTGTATTACCTCCATCTCCAAATAAAACTCTAAATTTTCCTGAAGTTAAGTCTGTTATTGTAAAAGTTGTTTCGTATTTTTTTCCTACAATTAAACCGTTTTGATATAGTTGTGAGCCACTTGAAGCAGAAGTTGCTATTGCCTTACCACCGCTTATAGTCCAACCAGTTGATTTAATCCAATCGCTATCTGTGTCAAACGTACCATTAGTAACAAGTTCACTACCAAAAGTTTTAACAGGCTTAACACTATGTAAAGACCCATTATCGTATGCAGTAGGTGTTAGTAATATACTTGGCTTTGGGTATATATCAGCCATTAGTTTGTCTGTTTCGTTGCTATTCTCGTAATAGTCTGATCGTACATACATTTTATTAGTAGCAGAATATTTCTCGTAAACATCTGCCCAGTATTTATCATTTACTGCATTTCCCCAATTACTTCTATGATATATTTCGTTTGCCATATTATGTTGTTAATTCTGTTAATTCTGCATCTGTTAATGCTGTATCGTAATATCTTAAATCTTTTACTTTTCCGTAGAATTTAGCACCACCACCCCCATTGTCAAATGATAACTGATTTAATCCGCTTAATATAAATGCGGTTGGACTTGTATAAACTTCAACTCCATTAACCCACATAGAATAATATCCAGATTTTATTTTTAACGCTACTTTATTAAATGACGTAATATTACTAACTGTTACTGACGAGCCTGAATTTATATCTGATTTTAAAAATGTATATATAACATTTGAATTATTTCTATACCCAAAACCAACATTGTTGTTTGTAGTCCCATCACTTAAAGCAATAGTTCTAAAAGTTAAATCATCATCTAAAGCACTTATTTCGGCATAGAGTACACCTTCTGAATCGTTAAATATAGTAGCATCTCCAGCATCTGTGCAAGATTCTGCAAAGCGTGTTTGTGTTGATGTTGTTGTAGGAATAAACGAACTTAAATCGCCTAACTCACATTGCGCACCCCACAAGTAAACACTTGAATCGCTTGACGAATCAGTACTATCTACTTGACCACTTAAACTTCTTGCTGAAAATAAACAAGCTAAAGTAGGGTAAGCATCTGTATTAAATTTAGCTGATAAACGATACCACCCATTACCATAATCCTCGTAGCTTGTGCTTTCTATTGTAAAGTTAGTTCCAGATACTGATGTTGTAAAAGTCTTTGTACTAAACTGAAATATAATATCTGCTCTTGATGGATAAAAGCCTTGACTCCTCATAGCAAAGAAATCACCAACGTTTTGTTTAACAAAAACAGATAGTGTCATATCTAATTCACTTGATGTTGGTTTAGAAAATGACTTACTAACATACGAACTTAATGCAGAGTTTCTTGTTATAGTGTCTGCATTATATTCTCCACTTGGAGATATTTGACTATCAGAAGCAATTGTTATATTTACTTTACTCCAGTTATCAAAATCACTTGAATACGTTAATCTGTTTGTGCTTTCATTCTCTAACAATAACACTGGACAATCGCTATTTAACCAATCTAATCTTGGTGTATCATTAGACACCTCTTCTATAAGACCATCTTCACGGACTCTTGTAGAAAAGCCATTAGCTCTGTCAAAAGTAAAATCACCACTACCATCATTAGGTAATATAGAATATAGCTTTTCAGCCTTATATCCGCTTGGTATTAATGCTAATTTAGGATTGCTCATTCTTTTCTTTTTTGTCGCTTACTTGTTTCTTTATGACCTCTATATATTTCTTTAGTTTAGTAAGGTTTGTTTCTTTTACCTTATATCTCATAGTACCCACCCTTTAAACGTTGTGTCTGTATCTGGGTAAATATCATCATCACTATTAGAGTTATACTCTGGAAATAAGTTGTCATTAAAACATAAATAATCTACTAATCTTGTTGAATAGTAATTAGCATACTCTCTTGCTTTACCTACTAAATAATCTACTTCGTTCTTATCTACGTTTTGTGCTGTTTCGCTACTATGCTTAAATACACCACCATTTTTTATTTGATAAGCAGCAAATGGTATATAATTCATTTGGGCAAACCAGATTAACGTTGGTTGCACATAAGTATTAACTAATGTTAAATAATTTCCAGTTAAACCTGTACCTCCTGATGCACCTGAGGCAATATCAGAACTAATTTTATTATAAAGATCAGTTCCTAAAAGATTTTGTATGTCTATTTGTTGTGCAACCTTGATAAACTGAATAAATTTATCAGTATCAACATTACCGTCAATAATAGAGTTTTTAACTAAATCTGTTCTATTTATAAATAATACTGTTGCCATCTAGTTTTTAAATTTCATTTTATTCCAATACTCAGCAGTATAACCTTTATACTTCATGTCTTTTGGTGCTACAGGTACTTCTTTTGCATTTGCTTCTGGTTTAAAACCTCTTGACCTTGCTTCAGTAGTAGTTATTGCATCTCCTAATCCTTTAGCTCCATCTTTACGTACATACGTTTTTCTTAACCATTTATGCTGACATCTTGCACCGCCTTTATATAACCATATAGAATAAGTATCACTTCCACCTTTACCAAAACCAGCGTTAACTACTTTTTTATCCATAGAAATAATATCTTCTTTACGATATACCTTTTTAGCATCAACCATTTTTTTACAAAACTTTCTTGAGTTTTTACTATATCTTTGTGGACTATACATATATCTAACTAAAAATTCGTTACCTTCTTCTTTAGTTTGTTTACTTGTACCATCTTGTTCACTTTCTCTATAAGGTTTTGCACTACCTGTACTTACAAATTGCCATATTTTAGCTAAAGTACTTTTTTCTTTAGGCTTATTTAAGTCTGCAATAACTTCATCTAAACCATTTTCTTCTTCATAATTAACTTCTCTTTCATCAATTACATCAAAAGTTTTTAAAATATCTTTTTCGCTTTGTCCTAAGTCAATTAAAGCATCTGCTATATCACTACCTAAATCTTCTGGTAATTCCTTAGCTAACTTAACTCCTGTTTCTTCTTCTTTTGTTTCTTCATCCTCTACGTTCTCTAAGTCTGTAAACTCTAATGGTTGTAAAGTCTTAAAGTATAGTTTTAAAGCAATATTATTATAAGCTAATATACTATCAAACGCATCTATTAAAAGTGTCTGAAAAGGTCTTATAACTGTGTTATCCATAAGTATAGATGCAGTCTTTAACTCATCTGCATTGTTACCTAAACCACTGCTATCTTTAATACCTAATAACATAGGACTAACTACCCTATGCGCTACCATTATCTTTTTACCACTTTCATCTGATAAAAATTGATATTGGTTATGTGCATCACTTAATTGTATTGGCTCTATAGTTGCAGCACTTTCTGGATTGTCGTTAAACGCAAGTATGAATTTACCTGCATTACTACTTCCACTAAATTTTTGATATATTCTATTCTCTAACATTTGACGTTCCTCAGCGTTTGGAGTTCCGTTGTTAAAGTTAATTAACATACTTGGTGCAAGACCATTAAGAATGTTGTTTAAATGATAGTTGCTTATTTCTTCTTCTAACTCTGCATATTGTAAACCACCTTGATAATCAGGACTTGAGTAATACTTATATCCTGCTCTATATGGTTTTACATAAACTATTTCAATAGACTCTCTAGAGTGCCCAAAAGCAGGTATACGAGTGCAATCATTAACTTTTTTAACTTTACTCCAATCATCAGAGTAATAATAAGCTTCTATTTCACCTTTTTCATTGCATTTTTCTGCTCTTAAGTTTTCTACAGGTATATGTTCTACTCTTGCTACAGTCTTTCTGTCTTTAGAGTATATAACTTGCATAGAACATTGACCCATAAGTTTTAAATCGTAGCATAATTTACGCACACAATCTTTGTGAAATAAAGACATCATCTTAGCGTATGCCTCTGGCTTTCGATTGCTGTCTAAAGCATCTAAGCCTTTTCCATAAATCATTTCGCTAATACCATTTATAATAGCATTGTTTGTAGGACTTCCGTTGTATCTGTCTATCAAATAAGCAAAATAATTATTATCTGCACCATAGCTTACCCATTCCTTATTAGATTTCTCTACAATCTCTGGACTTGTATAAGTGCTTAAATTAACTACTCTTAAATCGTTCATAATATAATGTAATCGTTATCAAAGCTATTCTCTGTAGTGTATTCTCCACTATTTACAGAATAGTAATCATTGTTTGTTTGGTTTACAGTTTGATTTGTACAAAACACTTTGTCTTTATATATAACCGTATTACCATTTTTTATTTCAAGCATATAAAAATCACCTTCAGTTAATGTACCAAAAGCTGCTACAAATGTCATATAATTACGATCAGTTGATGCAGTAGGTGTTAAGTTTACATTTGTTCCTGTACTTTCGCTTGTAAGATTTACAGTAATTGTACCATCAATAAATTGACGAGGTATAACTTTAAAAGTTTTATTTCCGTTTGTACCTATTAACTTCATAATAATATATAAACAAAAATTAAATATTTTGTATAGTTTACAAATAAAAAAAGCCTCTCTAAAAAGAAAGGCTAATTTTAAATATAAATAAACTACTAAGCTGGGTCTATTGAAGTAGTAGCACTTACATCTGGTACAGTACAGAAGAACGGAGGAAATACCTCAGTTGCAACAGCAGTTAATGTAAATCCTTGTAAATCTCCAGGAGCAGCTCCACTTACAATTGTACCTCCAGTAATTTCAGCACCATTGTCTTTACCTACTAATAAGTACTTAGTAACTCCAGCACCGTTAGGATATAATTCCACAACGTAATGCGCTCTACCTCTATTAAGAAGTTTAATCTCTTCTTGTGTTGCTACGTCTAATATTTGAAAAGTAACGTTTAATGTACTTTCGTAAAATGTAGTTCCATTTTCTCTAGAACTTGTAACAGTAGTTTCAAGAGATGACTGACCTCCTTTTACTTCGAACTTAAAGAACTCAGCAGAAGCATCAGTTGGTAAGGTTATAGTTCCACTTGAATCACTTAAAGCAGCAATAGCAGCACTATAATCTAAGATGTAAATATTTTTAATTCCAGCAAAGGCAGTCTTACATCCAACTCCTCTACCTTTTGTTATTGCACATGACATATTTAATTTGTTTTAATAAAAAAGGGTAGGCAGTTTTTGCCCACCCTCTTTATGTTAGTTAATTTGATTATTATGAATAAAGGACAATATCTCCTCTAACTCCGTATTGTACACCAGCAGTATATCTCATTACTACTCTTACGTTTTGAGATCCGTCTATGTCAGCCATATCAATAACTTTAACTTCGTTTCTGTCGTTTAATAAACCAGTTCCGAAGAATAAGTTAGACTTCTGAGCTAATACAGCTGTGTTGTTAGCTAAACCTTGTGCTACAAATACGTTGATACCTTCAAAAGATAAAGCACCTCCGTTATACCAAGTAGTACCTTTGTTGTCAACACCATTAGCACCTACGTTAGAAGCAAAACCACCTAAAGCACGAATGTATGCTCTTGCCATATTTGTAGAGATATAAAGAGTTAAATCTTCTTTTCCTAATATAGCAGCATTAGCAGCATCTACAATAGCACCTAATTGAGCAATTACGTTTGAGCTATCAACAGTTGTAGAAGCTACATCAGCACCACCATCAGCAGTTAATAAAGCGTCAAAGCCGTCAAAGTTTCCTTCTCCAGCAGCACCTTGCCAAATAGAAGTTTCTGTAGCGTTAGCTACTTCAGCAGCTACTCTTGAAATAACGTAATCAGAGAATAGTGGAGGTAGGCTATCGAAAGCAGAGAATCCCATTTGAGCAGCTTCCCAATCAGAATGTAATTCTTTTTTACAGATTTGTAAGTTTACTTGTAACTCAGTTGGAGTTAATACTTTCTCAGTCAATGTAAGACCAGAAGTAGTTGAATCAAAATCACAATCAGCAGAACGAACCAAGTTAGAAAAAGCACCTACTTTCATAGCAGCTTTATACTTAATGTTAGGCAAAATTGTTACAGCCCCAGCATCTAATGTTGAAGCAGATAATAGGGCAGCACCTAAGTACTTCCCAGCAAATTCTCCAGCATATGAAGAACCAGTAATTGTTGGATTTGGCATTTTATTTAATTTTTAGTTGTTAATTATTTTATTTATTACTTTATCAAGTGTACTTAATTTTCTTTTTGTAGCAAACTTGAAATTGTGTTTTACATTTTTAGCTTCTGGGTTAGGTTTAATTGGTTCAGCAGCTGGCTCACTTAATTCTACTTCAACTTCCTCAGGCACTTCGCTTAATTCTGTTTTTTCGTGTTTAGCAAGTTCTTCTGTCATTAAGTTACCTAATTCATCAGCACTCATTTCTTCTTTTGGCTCTAACATAGCTTTGATTTCTTCAATCATTTCTTTTACTTCTGCTAGTTCCTCTTTAGTAGCATATCCCATTTCTTCTTTTTCTTCTTCTTCTTTTGCTTCTACTTCTTCTTCTGGTTTTTCTCCAGCTTCTTTAATTTCAGCAATAAGACCTTCTTCTGCTACGGTTAGAATACGACCATCTTCCATTTCGTATTCTCCTACTGGTACAGCTACTTTCTCATCTTCTGTAACGATAAAGATTTCTTTACCAGACTCAAATGATTCTGCTTCTAAAACAGCACCATTTTCAAGTTTCATTTGTTCTAACTTAACTTCTTCGGATAAGTTTAGAACATCTTTGATTTTACTAATCATATCATTTGTGTTCATATTAATATATAAGGGTTAAAAATTAATTTTGTATTTTCATTTATACTTTTCCTATTCCTTGTGCTTGTATACTACCATCACAACACTTAATTGAGTATGTATCTTTGTCTCTACATAAACAACCTCTTCTCCCACCTTTAGGACTTGTTTTACTTGGTGTTATAAATTTCTTAATTAGCTTTCTCATTTTATTGGTATACAATTAGGTACTAATCTTCCATTTTTCATTTTCATTCCATATTGTTCGTAACCGTCATGACATGGAGCTTTTAAATCTATTAAGTCTAATTCTTTTAATTTACTTTCAGCCCAACGTTTTCCAGCTTTACCACCCCATAATAAAAAAGATATAGTACCACAAGCTTTACTGTCTCCTTCGTCATAATAAGCTTCTGCTCTAGACAAATACGAGTACATACGCATAATAGTTTTTTCTGTTATAGCTTTACCTTGTGCTAATTGTTGTGCTCTTACTTTTCCTACTTGTGTAGCGCATTTATTATTAACTTTTTTATTAAGTTCTAATCCACGTTTAGCATTATTTTTTACAGCAGCAGGATAATCAGAATACGATTCTAAATCTATTTGCTCGTCTTTTAAAATAGCTTTTACTTCGTTTAATAAATATTCAGCTTCACCTTGTTCGATATCCTGTAGTACTTTATCACTACTAAAATCTTTTATTGCTTCTTTAGGACGATCCATTTTATCTGCAAAATATCCTTCAATAGAAAAACCTTTAACTTTACCTGTTTTAACAAACTCATCCCAAATTTTATCGTTGTTAACTTTTACAGCACCTACCCAAGTTCCTAAGGGAAGATCCATGCCATATTTAACTGATTTATCATGTACTTTATCTTCTACAATCCAAGATTCAACCAGGCTTAACCCGTTTATTTGATATTGATGTTCTAATGTTGAATTGTTTTGTTTACCTTGCATTAAATACATTTGAGATGCTTTTAAGACAGTATCTTTAGAAAAATATATATAATACTCATCTTCTCCGTTTCGTCTATATATAGGCTTATTTGGTATTAATAAAGCACCCATTAATATACGTTTCTCTTTATCTACCTCAGCAAGTTTAAATTCTTGTGATTTAAGTGCAATAAAATCTTCTTCTATTGCTGGGTTTTCTACTACTGATATAGCTTCTATCCCTATCTCTTGTTCTTCGTCTAAAATAAGTTCTACTATTCTCATAATAATATATAATAGTTTTTAATTTTTTTTGTTTTTATCCTAATGTAGCACCTTCTACAATGTTGTTTTCTAAGCTTTGCGCTGTTGTTATATCATTAGCAACTACATAAGCTTGTACTGGCTGTTGTGTTTGACCACCTATAGCATCTGCTAATTGACTTGTTTCAGTAGCACCTACAATATTAAATGATGGAGGAGCAGGTAATGCAGGAGTGGATTCTCCACCACTACTTGTAACACCACCAACAGAAGGCTTTGGTACTTTTGTACTTAATATAGTTTTAACGTTAACTAAACCTGTTGCAATAATAGCTATAGCTTGAGCAATACCAGCAAATCCACCTTGAGCCAATGCTTTATTTGCACCTACATAAGTATCTATTGTAGCAGAAGCAACACCCAAAGCTTTACCAGCAGCAGTACCTTCTCCAGCTACAGAAGCTAACTGACCAATAGCACCACTTACTTGCTCTGCATTTTTTATTTTAGCATCTTTTACTTGTCTATCTAATTGAGCATCTGTTTGTCTTGATTGTTCCATAAACTGGTCAAGAGCTATTTGTGCATCTATCTTAGCTTGTGTTCCAGCATTAGCATTATCTACAATAGCTTGTAATCTTGCTTGTTCTTGCTGTTGTTCTAAATCATTTATTTCTTTTAACTTTTCTAACCTTGCTAATTCATTAGTGATTTCTTCTGCATTAAACCTTTCTCTTTCTATTGCAAGTTGGCTTTCACTTTCTAACTTACTATTAATTAATTCTACTTCTTCTTTATCTAAAGCTAAATCATTTGCTTTTTGTTCTGACCTAAAACCTTCTATTTGTGCTAAAACACCTTGTTTATTTGCTAAAGCTTCTGTAAGAGCTACTTGATTTTCTATAGATTTGTTTTTAGCTAATTCTGCTTGAGCAGACTTTATTTGCATATTAGCTTGAGCTAACATAGCTTGTTCTTGTTGTTCTAATACTTCTAATAATTGGTCATTAGCTTTTCTACGTTCTTCTATACTATTACGTTCCTCATCTCTTATTTGTCTTAGTTGCTCTGCTTGTATATCATATTTTTCTACAAGTAGTGATTGTTCTGCTGCTGCTAACTTAGCTGCATTTGCAAGGTTTACATTTTCTTTAGCTGATTTAATTGTTTCTTTTATGTAACCTTTTATTGCATCTTTATTTTTGTTTACAAACTCAACACCCTTATCAAAAGTGTCATTAACACCAGTAATAACGTCGATACTTTCTTTACCAGCAGCTTTAACATCTTCTAATGCACCTTTAAAATCTCCACTAAATACTTTTTTAACTGCACTTGATAAAAACCCTAAAACATCTAAAGCACTTTTTAATCTTTCAATAATATTAGCCTTAATAGCTTTACCAAAACTTTTTATACTTTCAACAGGGTTTTCAAATATAGCTTTGAAAAAATCTACAACTTGACCAGCATTGTCTACTACAAAAGTAACAAAATCATTAAATGCAATACTTATAGCTTCAAATACTGTATTAAAACTATCTAAAACTGTTTGGTTTTGCATAAAAACTTCTCCAAGTTTTCTGGCTGCTGCAACAAATAAACCAATACCAGTTGCTTTTATAGCTATCCCTAAGCCTCTAAAACCTTTAGAAATTCTTCCTACACCACTTTCTGTGTTTTTAGAAGTTTTGCTAATATCTTCTAAGCCTTCTTCTGTTGTTTTACTAAACTTATTAAAGCTTTCATTTAACTCTTTAATAGCATCAGCAAGTTTATCAAAGCCTTGTTCTGCACCTTTAGTGTTAGTTTTAATTTCTATTGTTTTTTCTATCGCCATTGTATTTCTTGTTTAAGTGCTTTATATCCCTCTTTTATAGTTAATGGTAGTTTATATTTACCTTGTGCTATACGGATGTTTTCTGTTTCTCCGTTTGCGTATTTTAAAAGTTCTAATATATTCTTTATCATAATGTTGTTTCAAATGTATTAGTTATTTCTGCATCAAAATTAGTATAAGATGCTTGAACACCTAGCTTGTAAGTTATACCACTTAATAATGGTGTAAACTTATGAGTAGTGCCTGTTATTGTTGTAATATAAACATCATCAATGTAAATTTTATATCCTACAACTCCACTTATTGCAGTCCAACTTAATGTTATAAATGTAGTGCTTACAACATCTACTGTTGGTGCTGCTAATCTTGGCGCATTAGGATTTGTACCACTCTCTAATTGACTTACACTAAATAAATCATTAATTAGTTCTAAATCACTTTTGTTAGTTAATAGGTTTGTTTTTATACTATTGATTCTATAACTTTTGCCAGATATTATAAACCTATCGTTTAACTTATACTTTAGTAATATATGTAAAGGTAAATAAGCACTTACTTTTAATTTTCTTCCTTTAACATCAAAAATGCTTTGTATGTAATCTAAATAATATTTACTAAATAAATTTTGTCCTACTATTTCATGAAAAAATTCATCTCTTTCTTCCCCGAAGTTTAAAGATGTATCTCCAGAAGTGTTGTCAAATATTTGTGATGGTCTTTTATAATTAGTCAAAGGTGTATTACCTCCACCAGGTAATTCGTGCCAAACAATTCTACCATCTGGATCATTAGTATTTTTAATATATAATAATAAAGGTTTGCCTATTGTTGGATTATTGTCTTTATCAAGCATTGATCCTTGACAAACATTAGTTAAAGTTGTTCCGTTTGGTGGATTTAAATATAACCTTTCATACATCATTTTCTCAAAATCAACTTCTACTTTATAATCACCACCGTCATATTGATCATTACCATAACTTTCTTCTGAAAATGGATAACCTTGTAATTCTTCTGAAAATTGTATTAATTGTGTTTCTTTGCTTTTAAAATTAAAAGACATGTTTTTATATTGAAGTAATTTACCTACATCACTTTTAGACATATCAACATATTTAGTAATGTCGTATCTTTTACCAGCATTATAAAAATCATTTAGTGTTTCTACTTGTAAAACTCCATTATCTTTATATACTGTTAAGTTAAACATCTTAAACAAGTTTATTAAAAAGTCAAACACTTTCATTTTAGGCATATTATCGCCAACTCTAAATGTATTTGTGATAGCATTAGTATTCGCTGTATAAACACCAGTAGACACAGTTGTCCAAGGTGTTCCAGCCCAGAAACCATCTCTCTGTTGAAGTGATACTGTTAAACCTTGTACCATAGTAAATGTATTAGTACTTGAAACAGTAAATGGTATGTTTAGAGGATTTGGTGTAAATCCAAAAATATTACCTACACTAATATTAAATGTTCCAGAAAAGTTACCTCCGTTTTCTAAAGTTTCATTTATATATTGACCAGCATCTCCTATTATTACAGTGTAAGGATCAGTGCTTGATGTAGTTAAAGTATAGCTAAATAAATATCTTTGCTCTACAGCAGTACTTGTACCTCCTCCAATATTATTACCACCTATTAATGGTCTTTGCTCTGTACCAGTTGACAAACTCCAAGTAGGTGATGGCGTAGTTGTTAAATGTAATCTATTAGTAATTGTAAATATACTTCCTCCTTCTGTTGCATTAGAGATATATCCTTTATTTCTGTGTAACCATAAATAGATATTATTAAAATCATTACTATTAAAAAAGTTACTACTAAATTCTATCTCTGGATAAGAAGTCTCTATTGCCTCTATAACCTTTTTAACTTTTACTGCTGGTTTTAAATCTAAATAAGTTAATTTATTATTATTTAAATCTTCGTATTTACCATTACTGTGCATTTGAAATCTAGCACTATGTGTAATTAAAGGAACAACTACATCACCATTTAGAGTAGTAAATCTTGAATATATATTATCATTATCATAAGTAAAGCTCATTGCATCGTCATAAGTTAGATCACTTAATAGATCCTCTGCTAGTACTTCTTTTAGTTCTATAGTGTCACTAAAAAAAACTACTTTATAAGAGTTAGGTGCATTATTCTTTAAACTTACACTATTTAATCTTATCTTACCTACTTTATAAGTAACACCATTAAGTTTTATTTCTGCATTAGCTTTATATCTAGCATCAAATGATCCGTCTATCTCAAAATTATAATAATGCTTAAATAACTTATTATTAGTTTTAGAAGCTGGTAAATTAAACTGTTGTGAGAAAGGTGTAAATATTTTACTTATATCTTTTACATTTTGTATAGTATCAGTTATAGAAATACTTTCATCTTCAAATAAATCTACCCTAGTATCTAATATGTATAGTTCTATTATCTGCATTAACGTATGTTGTTTATAGTGTCAAAAGCAAATTCAACTTCTATTGTGTAATTTATTATCTTGTCGTTTAATTGTGTCTTATATGCTAAAGAGCTACTTGTTACTTGTATTGGTAATGTTTTTGAGTTTATCTCTATCCAACAATCTTCACTTAATTGCATTTCTTTGAAAACGTCATTGTAAGATTCTGGATAATATCCTGTATTTAAAGTTAGTTTCTCTTTACCATTCTTTGTAAGTGTTTTGTTTTGATGTTTGCTAATATCATAAGAACCGTTAACAACTGTATTCCGTTTGTATTTTTCTTGCTTTGTAGTTAGTGTTTCATTAGTACGTTTAAAAAACCATATATCTTGTAATGCACCAAACTTGTTTATGAATGTTACTTTGTATGGTGTAAACTTACATTCGCTTTCGCTTTTAACTGTTAGCTTAGTAACACCACTTGTAGTATCTACATATATCGTATCAAAGTCAAACAATGTATATTCTTTAGAAAACTTACTTAAACAATCACTACCTTCAAATATACCACCATCTTGTATTACTCTATCCTCAAACTCATCAGAGCCATTTATACCACTTGTAACGTATTCTATTTGTGCATTACTATTTGTGCTTGAACTTATAGCTTTAGTATATACTTGTTGTCCGTTTAGCTCGTATGTTACTTGAGTTGTTGTTGAAGTGTCTACTGCTATTGTAGCTGGTGCATCATCTAACTTTACTATTGTAGTATTAGATTGTAACAGACCTTGTGAGTTCTGTGGGTTTGCACCGTCTTCAAAAAATCCATATCCATAAAAACCTTTGTTTAATACCATTCCTTGACTAACATAAGCACCTCCACTAACGCTTCTATATATTTCATAATCTACCCAAAAGAAATCACTAACGTAATCTCCATCAAAATTATTTGTAAAATAATCTTTTATTAATTCACTTATTTCAAAAGTAACCTTGTCATCAATTGCATTACTAGTTAATTGATATGTAGGTGTAGACGGTCTACTACCTTGTGTTCCAGTATATATGTATATATCTATTTTATCGCTTGTTAAATTAGCAACTGTATCATATATGTAATATGGACTTCTTACGTTTATTTTGCTCATTTGCTTATGTTTACTTGTATTTGTTTCTCTATTCCTATTGAGTATGCTTCTACTAATTCATCTGGCAATCTCTTAAATGCAGCAGCAAAAGGCTTTGTAAAAAACATACTTGGTCTTATTCCTTTCTTATATATTGATTTAGCTATTGCAAAATTCAATCCTTTTCTTTTTTCAAACTTACCACCTTTACCTCGTGGTGCTATTCCCTTTCTAACAGCCCACTTGTCAAATGCCTTAGCTGGTGGCATTTTGTTTGTGTATTTATATGGTGTGTTATATTTCTTTTCTGTACCACTAACACCTCTATCTTGAAACTTACCGTAATCGACCATATCAAAGCCCAAGGATATTGTTGAGCCACTTTGACTTATTTCATATCCTAAAGAATTATAAAGTTCCTTAGAAACATTCTTTTTACCCTTAGATAGATTGCTACGTGATTGTTGTATAACATACTTAGCAAACTTATTTAATTCGTCTCTTAAATACTGGTCAGCTAACATATATCAATATCGTTATGTATTACAATATCCATAGTAGCGGCAAAGCCAGCAAGTCTATTATCAAACCTTTCATAAAAAGGTTCTAATGTTGCATCTCCTTCTAATTGGAACTTATCACTATATAATGTACCTCTACGTAATACCATTACTAATTTATTCAATACAGCTAATTGTGTATTAAGTACATCTTGCTCGTTGTTGTTACCTACAAATATGTCTGTTGTTTCACTTTTACTTTCGTCTACTATATCCATAGCCATAACAGTTATATTAAATAACAATACTTGTTCTTGTGTAATAACGTTGTTTATGATAATATGGCATAAAGGAAATATACTTTGCTTAGATAAGTCTATGTCAAATATATCTCCTGTTGTTACTGTGTTTACGTTAACATCACTTAAGAGTTGTGTTTTTATAGTTTCTGTTAATTGATAAAATCCTCTTATCCCTGTTTGGCTCATTTAAATTTGTTTTTAATTTTTGCTGCTTCTATATCGTTTTTCTCTTTTGTATATTCTAAATACGTTAAACATTGATGTACGTTTAGTTTAGTGATATTTTCAAATTTTGTAATATCTCCGTTAGAGATTCCATAGAGTGCGTTAAACCATCCCCATTTGGCTGTGAAAGCAGATGTTGAGCTAAAGCCTTCTCGTTCTTCTTGCCCAAAGAGTTCAGCATAACCATCGATAAGTCCTTGCCTAAATTGTAAAAAAAAATAATTGCACCTAATACTACGTCTAATGGAAACTCTTTTGCTTCTTCACTTGTATCTGGGTTATATTCTTTTATCTTATATCTATTACCTCTTTTATGTTCTATTGGTCTAAACAATACATTTAATGCTCTGTGTAAATTATCGTTATCTCCTATAAAAGTATCTAAGTCCATATATTCTCCAAATGACATATCATCTAACTCAGGTATAAAACCATACTCTACACCATTAAGTGTAAACCTATTTATTAACTGATGCTGTACATCAAACATACCATTTATGATTTCACAAACTTCTGCTATATCTGTAGCTTTCATATTTCTAACTACTATTTCTGGTACGTTACAAAATATCTCTACTATCTTTAACTGTATTGTAGCGTCGTTAGTTTCATCTAACTTGCTTTCAAGTTTTGAGAACTCTTGATACTGCTTTAGCGTAACGTCATTTAAAGTAGTTGGTATTCTTAAATTAACTTTCATACTTATATATAAACTTTTTTAAATTATTTTTGAGATTAATGTACTGCATATCTACCAAAGTTTGGTCTACTCATTATAGAATATGTAGCGTAACGAACTGCATCTATTATATGATTGTTTTTATCTACTGGCTTATTAGTTAATTTACCTGTCTTGTCTTCTAACCATTTATAGTTTCTAAACTCTCTAATAGCATTATCACTATTGCTTGTTATATGTATCTTATATCTTTTTAATAAGTCAATACCTGCATTTATACTATCTCTACCTTTTAAGCTTGGTTGTATGTTATGTCCCATTCTTCGTAGCTCATCAATTAATCTAGGTTCTGCAGCATCAAAGTATATAGGACTTCTTTTGTTTTCTATTACTTCTTTGAAGTGGTTACTTAAATCTGTAGTTGTCATCATAGTACGGTATAAGTGTTCTTCTATGTATAAGTTATGATCTTTCTTATAAACACTAACTAATGTACTAGGATCATTTGTATATCCTGCATCTGCTCCATAACTAACTAACTCAGCATCGTGTGGTACATGTGGTACCTCAACATAATTAAATATAGTTGCTTTACTAATACCTTTTTCACCCAATCCATATATCTGCCAATATTGCTCATCTGTTTCTCTAAGTAATTCTATTTCTTTTACAATAGACTTATCTAAAAAAGGATTATCTAAATAAGTAGTCTTATAAAACTCTACATCATCTCTAACTAATACTTTATCGTATATCCAATGGTATTCATCTGAAGGGTTATAGTCTAATATTATTTTTTCTTGTGTTCTAAATACTAATTGCTGCCAATCTTCAAAGTCTAATTCATTAGCTTCGTTGATAAACAATATATCTCTTTTACGACCTCTAATTTTTTGTGGTTGATCTACACTTATAAACTCAACTAAGTTATTATTAAGCTTATATTCACTATTAGATTTATTATGGTGTTCTTCTCTATATAATCCATATTGTTTTAATATAGTTATAAAGTCGCGCATTACTGTAGCTCTAACACTTGGAAATGTCTTTCTACATATAGTAATAGTTTTACTTTGGTATTTTAAACAGTATTCAAATATGATAAACAAAAGTACGTTGTATGTCTTACCACTACGTGTACCTCCTTGCTGTACTACAATCTTGTCTTGGCTATTAAGTAAATGCCTATAAACAATGTTAGTCTGTACTTTTTGTGTTGTCAATTATTTCTACTTTGAAGTTGTTAGGTAATCCGTCTGCACCTGTTATTTCTTGTCTCTCGATGTAACCACGTGACTTTCCCTTTGTTTTTAAGTAGAATATCATCTCACTTGTCTTGCCGTCTCTAATGTTCTCAAATAGCTTTGATTCAACAAAGTCTAACGCTATATCTTGTACGTCTTTTACTTGTGCTGCAAATTCTTTGTCATCTTTTAACCAACCATAGAATGTTGTTCTACCTACTCCTACTTTTCTACATGCTTCTGTTACTACACCTAATGATTTTTCTAAAGCTGCTATTATAGCTTTTTTATGTTGTTCAGTTTTGTTCATACTAATATATAAACATTTGTAGATAATTTTAACTCAACAGTGTGTTCTTTACTTTTCTAATTAGTCTTGCGCCTGGAACTTTAGCTATTTCTTTTTGTTTAATCTTATTAGTTAGAGCTTTATCGTATACTTTTAGTCTGGTATCTATAAATTCTCTTATACTATTTCTATCCCAGTTTATTATTGTTTTGTTTATTTCTGTTATAAGGTCTTTGTATTCTTCTGCTTTTTGTTTTTCTAAGTTATCTTGTATGCCTTTAATTATTATACGTTTTTTTTGAGCATTGAATTTTTTAATAAATAAACTATAGTCATCTATTATTTTATCAAATATCATTTTATCTCTATCTTCTATAGAATTTATAGTACTTGCATGATATATTGCTAAGTCATGATTTGAGTTTAATACAGCTGCTACTTTGTCATAAGTATAACCTAGTTCGTAACCTATCTTACAAAATACTTTTTTAGCATATACTATTTCACGTTTTCTACTTTTAGTTGCTATATCAAATTGGTAGTAATTATGTAACTCGTCTTTTAATTGTTCTAATGTCATTATCTTGTTATTTTACTATCTATCTTTTCTATTAAATATCTTAATTGGCCTTGTTCCCATGTTCCAAGTTTTACGCCATTAATTGTAAATTTATAAAATTCTTTTCTATCTGTTTCTTTTAATTCAATATTTATATACATAACTATTTATTTTTCTTTATTATTTCTTCTTGTTCTTTTCTAAGGTATTTTATTTCGTGTTGTAAATAGTCTAATGCTTTTTCTAAGTCTTGTATCTCGTTGCTTTTCATATATTCAAAACCTTTTTTACCTGCTCTACAAACATATTTTAATATATTACCTCTATTAAAGTTTAATTCATAAGCTTTAACAACATCTATTACTTCTATTCCTTCTTTTGTTTTATAATGTAAACTCATAATTTAGTTCTTAGTTTTAATAAGTTATAGCACTCTATATATTTTTGTTTTGCTTTACCTTTATATTCTTGTATAAATAACTTATATAAATTCTTTACATAACAGAACTTACTATTACATGACTTATAAAGTTTTTTAGCATAAGCTTTACCTTTACCTTTAAAATAGTTAACATTATCAGCACCATCACCAATAATCATTTGTTCGTAAAAATTATATATAGCTTCTTGTTCTGTTATATCATAAACTTTTCTATGTTTAAAATGATAATTATACATTAAACAAGGAAATTGTTTATAATCTTTATCAATAGAAACTATCATTACTTTATTTCTACCTACTTCTTTAGATATATCATACCAATATTTAGCAACTAAATCGTCTGTTTCAATACCATAAGCAAATAAACCATTATATTCTTTTCTAACAAACTCATGCATTTTAGATAACAAAGGTGGTATCTCAGTGTCGTTTCTATTAGCTTTATATGTTTTAGTTAGTATCTTTCTAAAGTTTCCTTTAGATCCATTAAAAGTATATATTTTTTCTATATCGTATAATTCTTCTAAGTCATTAACTATTTTCATATATTGTTGATCAAACTTAGCTATGCTATCTTCTATGTCTCTATAAAACTTATCACTACTGCCTTCACTTTTAGCCCTTAAACAAGAAGCATAAACTAAACTATCTGCATCAATTAATAATATCATTATTCTTTTACAAACGTTCCATTTTGCATTTTACCTTTACGGTTTTTAATTTCATTATAAGCAGAGTGTATGCATTCTTCTATACTCATAGCATTTAAATGTGCTAAGTTAGTTAATACGACAACCATATCTCCAATAGCATCTTCTATTTCTTTTGTATCTTGTTTTAATATTGCTTGTGCTAATTCACCTGCTTCTTCTATTAATTTAACATATTGTGTTTGTGCATTACCTTTATCATATAATCCTCTATCTTTTGCCCACATTCTAATATTATCAAATATTTCTAAATTTACTTTTGGTTTATTAATTACATCCCAAAAGTTTTTTAATGACTGAACATATATATATCTTTCATTGTTATGTGCTGACTTAAAGTTATTTGATAAAATATATTCTTTTACTTCATCATTTAACTCTATATTATATTCACTATCTAATTCTATATTAGTTGGCCAAGTATAATTATCAAAGCTTTTATTAAATGTCTTTTTAAATGTAACGGTTGTTTTAGTAATATGTATCATAAAATTATTAATTGTTTGTTTATACGTTCTTATATCATTTTTGTAGCCCAACTTATTTTGCCATTCAAATTCTAATTTAGAAGCTTCATCAATACATTTTGTTTTAGCTAATATTTCAAAGTCTGAATAACCTTGTTGGACTACGATTCTTTTTGCAGGATTTACAGTACAACCTACTTTTACACCTTCAATATGGTATATGTAATACATTAAATTTTTATGTTAGATCTACCACACAAAGGATATAAGTAAGTGTGGTATTTCATACCTTTAGTAATTTTTTTATTTTTAAATATAATGGTTTCTTCAGCAATATGTTCTTGTTTGCCACAATAACCAATAACTTCTCTATCTGGTTTTTCTATTTTAATAGATCCATAATATTTGTTGCCAACATGAAAATCAATGTGGTAACCTAAATGTTCGTATTTAACTCCGTAATATAAATTCATTGTATTTGTTTTATTATTATATAGCTAATATACAAATAACTTGTTAATAAAAAAAATATTTATATGTTTTTATTATAGTGACGTTCATATATATGTAAGTTATGAGCATAATGTGTATAAAAACCTTGCTCACTATTTAAACTATTAGAAACTAATTCATGTAATTTTAAGAAACAATAAGCATCATTACAAAATCCAAACCATAAATCATTGCTTCTCATTAATACTGTCATGTGTAACTTATCTGAATCAGGCGTATAATAAAATTGTATTGATAAAGTACAAGGCGTATCTTTAGAATAACCAGTATGTTCTTTACCATCATATATACTTATTACTGCACGTCTAGAATACTTATCACGTTTTAATTCTTTTATAGCATATTCCAATTGATTGTTTCTACTCCATTGCCAACCATAGTTTGAATTAACATATCCACGTTCATCCATGTGGTTATACCAAATCTTAGCTACTTTAGCTATTTCAGTAGCATCACGGTTTTTAGATAAATACCATTCCCATTCTTTTTCTGCATAGTCTAATTTGAATCCACGTTTTGGTGTAGTTACTATTTTTTGATTAGTATCTAATATAGTAAATATTTGATTGTATAAAGCTTTAGTACCATTAGCACTAGGTTGTGAATCTAACTTTTTATAGTAATATTCAAAAGCTTCTGTTACGGTTTGAAATTGCCACATATTTAAAATAATAAAGTTTGTTTTGGTTCGTATACTTGTTTTTTCTTGGAAACTGTTTTAGACTTTTCTATTAAATCTTTAAAAGCTATATTTACATCACAATGTGATTTAGCAACATTATAAGCTAAGTTCCTTTTTTTATTTCTTAATTGTTTGTTATTTGATAATTCAACTATTTGTTCAACGGTTTCTTGATATTTATCTCTTTCATTATATATAAAACAATCTAAGTCATAAAAACTATCTCCTTGAATATGATAATTATTTTGTGCCCATTGTTTATCTACAACAACAATCATGCCAATGTTTATCATTTCTAAAGTAGAATATTCTATAATATTACTATACTCTTCCTTTTTTAAATTAAAAAAATTAGCACCGAACATATTGTTAGATAATAATTCTAAAGTTGGTATTCTATCATAAGGACCATAAACATGTAAATGATCTAAGTCTTGGCTATCTATAATACTTTTACTTCTATATTTAATATTACTATGTTCAGGTGATTTTAAATCCTTAGAGTTAGTAACAAAGAATTTTGTTTTAGCTCCAATAGATTTTTCTATACCTCTTGCTTCACATATTATTTCATGTTTAGATAATAATGGTTGTAAATAAATCATTCTATCAGGCTCTTTAAATGTAGCGAATCTACCTAAATAAGACATTTTTTTTCTTTGTTCTTTTTTAATTAAAAAATCTAACTTACTAAAATCATGACCATTATTAAAAAATTTAACAGGTGTATTAATACCAATTTCTTTTATTTTTTTATAAAACACAGTTCCTTTACCAAAAGTAAAAGCACAATCCATTTTTTTAACTGTTTCCCATAAATTGTAATTCCTATTTAAAGAATGTATTTTATGATCATTTTGAAAAATAATTTTAATAGGTTTATCAACACCAACTACAAGTTCATTAAAAAACTTTTCTTTATATGAATTAGAATTTGATTTACTTGGTAATGATTGATAAAAAACAATATCACAATTATTTAATTGTTGCTTTATATTATTTATTTTATCGTTTTTAAACTCTATTATTTTAGTTTGCTGAGTATTTTTTCTACCCCATTTTTTATCTAACGTAGCATAAGATTTACAGTTATACCCTTGTGATAATAAATAGTTTTGAAATTCAGTTGCAAACCTAGTAACGCCACAACCTTCAATACCTCTTCCTAATAATATACCTATCTTCATTTTTTATTATAATTATTTAATGCTGCTAAATAAGCAACGGCGTCTAATAAATTGTCTTCTTTGTGATTATAAGATTGTCTAGATAACTTTAAAGCTACAAGACACATATACATATCTTGTGGTGTAATAGTTTTACCAGTAGCTCCTGATGCTATCATAGCTGCTCTTTCCATTCCTTCTGAAAATGGACCATACATACGTTCTTTTTCTTGTGAACGTTTATTTATAATCTTATTTGCTTCTTCTAATATATTCATTCTTCTTCGTCTGTTTGCTGTTTATCTATAATAATCTTTAATGCTTCTAATTTTATATACATTTGTGATACTATGTTTTCTAGTCTAAGTATTCTTTGTTGTTGTGTATATTTCTTTTTATTCATAACTTTCTAATATTAAACATTCAATGTCATGTAATTGTTCTTCAGAAAGTAAATCATAGATGTCAATACCATTAACAGTTACACTTTCTATGTATGCACTATGTGGTGAGCCTGGGTAATCCCAAGTTTGTGGTTCTGCTTCTTCGTAACTGTATTCAACAAATAAAGCTACATCACAATAATTAATAATCATAATTCGTATTGTTTAAGTTTATGTTCTAATTCTTCTAATTGTTCTTGTAATTTACTTATAATTTCATTCTTTTGAGACATTATTAAACTTACTTTCTTATTTAATATATCATTCTCAACTTGTAATCTATTTGTAAATATACCAATCTCTGTAATACTTTTAACGCAATTAGTTATGTCTTTATTGTTTGGCTTTTGTTTTTTCCATTCTAATAACTTATCTATTAAAAAGGAATACCAAACTTGATAAGATTGTTTTTGTAATAAATTCATCTTTGACTTCCAACTAAGTAACCTAATACTGCACACATAAAGAATGCAAAAAATAAACATAATTGTAAAACAACTTCTCTTTGTCTTTCTCTTTTAAGTTCTTTAGCTTTAAGTTCTTTTTCTGTATAAACTTCTATTCTGTTTTTTCTTGTTTGGATATGTAATCCTGTCTTTGTCTTTTTCATTTTATTGTATATTAAATATTACGTCTCTTATATATTGAGCTCTATTAAGTAATTTAGTTTCTGTTTCTTTTGGTAATGTTCTTACAAGCATATTAGCACTTAATGTAGATTCTATGTCTCTAAGTTCTTTACGTAAGTCTGTTAGTTGTGTTCTCATTGTTTTGTTATTTTGTTTTGATAGTTAATAGCTTCTTCTAGGTTATTGAAGTAATATATTTCACATCCTAATTTATTAATTACTGAAAGTTCAAATGATGTTCTGTCTTTGTTTGTTCTTAATCTTGTTTTCATTGCTATTGTTTTATATTGCTAATATACAAAACAACTTAACATTATAAACAATTTTTTAACTATTTTAACAAAACTTTAACATTTATCATATATCTTATCTATCTCTGCTATCCATTGTATTAAACGTTTTGGATTACAAGAACACGGTTCACTATATTTATGTTTATAGTATTTAGCGTGTAAAGTACATAATAACTTATATTGCTCTTGACTAAGCTTATCTTTTACCTCAGCTTTAAACTTTTTCCAGTTATCTTTATCTATTTGTTCCATAAATCTAAATCTATATCGTTCCACTCTTCACGGCGTTTATCACATCCGCAATCTTTATTTAATAATTTACTAATTTTTTTAACTAACCAATGTATACCTGTGTAATAAGTAAAATAGTAAAATAAATCTCCTAATTTCATAATTGATCTTTTATAAATTTTTTAGTTGTTCTATAAGTATTATAAAGTGATATATAGCTGATGCCAGTTTCTCTACTTAAACTAGCAACGCTTTTTCCACTTGCTATTAATTCAAAAACTTTTCTATCATACCAATAAAGGTCATTAAGTATTTGATCTACTTTGTTTTTATTTTTAGCGTATTCAACCTCATCTATACCTTGATCATCAATTTGTTTTATTTCTTTTATTTGGTCTAAATATATCTTAATTTTCTTAGCTTCTTTTTTATGTATATTTAAATAAATACCTCTTAAAACTTTATAACAATAATAGTGGTTTATATCATCTTTATAAGATATATCTAATCCTTTATGTATGTCTAAGTGTATTTGTATATACATTTCCTGTACAACATCTTCTGCTAAACTAGGATTACAACCAAATGACTTTACTATGTTTATCCAATCTTTATGCTTTAAATAAGCTAACTCTACTAAAGATTTCATTTCATTATGTGAATTTTTTATTTGATGTTACAAAGTACTTAAGTGGATCATATATCTCACCAACTACAAATGGTAGACCAAATTCATTAATACTAAAACTAAATGTTTCAAAAGCATATCCTCTTGAATTTTTACAACTTACAGTTATCCATTCTTTATTAACTGTGTTTGCTTCTAATTGAATTTGTGTCTCTGTTTTTTTCATTAGAAAACTTCCTAGATGTCCTGTTGGTTTATCACTACCGTAATTGCTATGTATAACAGTTACTATATGGCATTTATATTTAGCACTCCATTCCATTATTTTTTGTACACATAAATTAGATTCTTCTAAATTATTTACATCAGAAACCAAATCAGCAATACCATCAATAATAATTAATCCATTTTTATCTTTATTTTCTTGTAAACAATATTCTATAAATTGCATACGCTGTTTATAGTTTATAGTTCTTAAGGCATAAGTATGATAACAACCTAAGTCATGCATATTAGCCATGTCTTTTACTCTTTTGAATACTCTTTGGCTATGCCAATGACCTTGCTCTGTATCAAAATGAATTAAACATTTATTATCTCTATGTCCTAACATTTGTCCACCAAAATTATTACCACCACTTAAATAAACTGAAGCTAATAATGATATAAAAAAAGTCTTTTTAGTTTTTGGCGGTGCTTGTACAAATGAAAAGTTACCGTATGTGCCTATTGGAATTGGGAATGTTTTTTCTCCACTTTTGGTTTGAATAGTTGTTTCACCAAGACTTAATGCTATAGGAGGATATTCCATAAATTCATTAGTGTCAATATAACACTCTTCCTTTATTAATTCCATTAGCATATTATCTGTGGTTTTTTTCTCTGTCATATTATATTTTGTCTTGTTTTTGTTAATATACAAAAAAAAAGAGAAGTGATAAACCTCTCTAAAAAAAATATTTTATTTTATTTTTATTTAGAAAGGTAAATCAGCGGTTTCAGCAGTGTTAGACTCAACCACTTGTTCTTGATTTTCTCTTTCTGCATTTACAATACTACCATTGTTCCAAACAACTTTACCGTTTCCAATATAAGTTTTTTGTTTTTTAGCTTCTCGTTCTTCTTGTGTTTGACTTACATAGATACTTGTATTATTACCGTATCTTGTTTCATCATTAACTGACATAGTGAGGTTTACGTATACAGCTCCGTCTTTTCCAGCTATAAACTTTTCTTTTGGTAATTTGTCTACTCTTATAGAGTATGTGATAATTGCACTCATAATTAATTATTTTTTAAATGATTCTGATTCGTCTTCTCCAAATACTCCGAGTTCATAAAAACCAGTTAATTTTAAAACAGCTCTACTCATTGATCTTTTTTCTGCCATTTCAGCAACATACCAACTATTAGTGTTTCCGTCTTTAAAACTATCTCCTTTTTTTGCACTTCCGAATGTTTGAATTTTTTTACCGTCTTTTTCTGCGTATGCTTTAAATACAGCAAAGTTTGGTTCACATTTAATTACTTCATAATCAATTGTAATTTGTTCCATTGCTTGTATTTTATCAATACCTTGACGTGTTATAATAGTATAATGTTGATGCTTAAAAAAATCTTCTTTAGCTAAATTATACTTATTGTAAAGTTCTTTTAATTTTTCTCTGTTCATTATTGTCTGTTTAAATATTCTACTTCTAAAATTGATTCTAAGTATTCTACTCTGTTTTCTAATGCTTCTATTCTTGCATTTAAATAATCTATAGTATCATTGCTTGCTGCTCTTTTTACGTCTTCTATATGTGTCATATTATATATCTTTAAAATAAATAAAAGGATTTATATTACCAAATAAAAATTGCATATTTAAAATACTTGAATATTTTAAGTCTGCTACATAACTTTCTTGTTCAAGAGATTCTACTACTAAATTAACTAATTTTGGTTCTGTAACATTCTTCTTTGTAAGAACATTTTTGTAGTGGGGTTTTAACCTATCATATAGGCTAATCATTTTATAATCCATTGCTTTAAATTTTATGTTTATACTACAAATATACAAAAAAAAATTATATAAACAGCTTTTTAACTAAAAAAAAACCACCCTTTTTAGAGTGGCTTAATTTGATTGGTTACAATCTAAACATAAAACAAAGACAATTCGTATACTACAAATATAATCTATTTATCAAGTTTATCTGTTAAGTCTTTATATTTATTTATTAACATTTCTAAATCTACATTATCAAACTTAACAACCTTTTTTGATCTTAAAAATAATTCATCAGCTAGTCCTTTATGGTATTTTTCGTCTAAATGCTTTGCAAATAAATATTGTTCACCATATCTAAATACATTACATCCAGCACATTGAACTTGGCAATTTAATTCTGTAATTTTATCATCATCATCTAAAGTACCAAATCTTGTAGCGTAGTTTTTACGACTTTGAAAATGACCACACTGTAGTTTTTTCCAATGATCTTTTTTACCACAAGTAAAACATTCAGCAATATCGTTTTTAGCATATCTTTTTCTTATGTATATACTAAAAACATTATCTAATTTATCTATAAGCTTTTTTCTTTTAGATCTTTTTGCCACGCGTGTGTATATTATAATATTATATATATATTATTATATACGTAATATATATAATAATTAAATATAATTAAATATTATTACTTCTTAAAATTTTTTGTAATTTTTTCAGCACTTCTAGCTCCAAAATATCCTCCATAAACTAAAAGTAATAAAGAGGATAGTAAATCTATCCACTCAGGTGATATTTTAAACACTTCTAAGGAACTATCTAGTATTATGTATATAAATAATGTAAGCGTTAAAAAAGCTAAGCTTAGAGGTCTTATATTTTTACTTAACCAACTATCAGAGTTCATATCTGCTTCCCAGCGTTTAGTTGACTCTTGCATTTCAATCATATCGTACCTTAGCTCTTCTAGTAATAATTGCTTATCTGTTTCACTTAATTGTGTATTACCTTCTATTTTACTAGCTAAGTCTTTTAATTGTTCAATACCAGTAATACTACCAGCAACATTTAATATATCAGGTGCTACTTCTTTACCTTGTTTAACTAACCAACGTAATGCATCGCCTACTCTTGTTGTACCGTTCTTTTTCTTATAATCACCCATTCCACCTTGCTTTAGTCTTTCTTATATCGTAATGTACAAACGTATCATACAAACCAAGTCCACCCTGTAACATATGTCCCATATCTATTAAGTCCTCTATAATCATAAACACCTCTGCTGGTTTTAAACTCTGTATAGTTATATCAGCAGCTTTACCTAATAAGTGTTGTGATGTTTTAGACCCACCTACTTTTTTATTATGCTTAGGACATCTATAAGCACTATTAATAGTTATAGGTCTACCTGTATAATCTCTAAGAAATTGTAATTGATTTGAAAGTTTAATTATGTTTTCATACACCTCTAAAGGCATATCACAACCACACTTGCACTCGAACTCTTTTAACTTAAAGTTTTTTGTCATTCTTTTTATGATTAACGTATATCTTTTGGAGTGTATATACAATAGAAGCCAATAACAGTATAACCTTTAAACTGTTCTCAACGTGTGTAAAACTAACACCTAAAGAAATAGCATTTAAACAAGCTACTTTTAAATCGCTTAGGCTCATATCATCAAACTCTTTAATAGGTTATTCCATTTAAGTATAAGCCAAAACTTAAACTCTTCTAATTTATCTGCTAAATATCTTAATCCTTTTATCATATCTTAAATTCTTGATAGTCCACACCATAGAAACTATGTACTCCGTTACCATCAGAAATAGTAACAGCACTTGACTTCCATCCATATGGGTGGTCTGCTTTTATTAAATTACCTTCTTCGTCATAAGTGTCTTGTAAATCCCAAGCTACATCTAAATGGTATTTATCACTTAATACTGGTGCTTTAGTTTCGTTACCCTCTTCGTCGTATTCGCCTTGCTCTAAAACAATATGTCCTAATTTTACGATAGCGTGTCCGTGAGTAGGGTATTCGTTACCTTCATCATCAGTAGCTACTCCTAAACCTTTTATTTTACTATCAGCAGTAGCCTCATCTTTAAATTCGTATTTTCCTATTTTTCTCATAATTATATAGTTGTTAATTTTTCTAATTGTTCGTCTGTTAATGCTTCTGTAAATACTTGTACTTCTCTTATTTTTCCGTAGAAGTCATTTAAAGAACCATCGTCGAATGCTAATACAGACAATGCTGATGGCAAACTACTGCTTGAAGATGTAACTCTTTCTTCTCCGTTAACCCATAAAGCATAATCTCCTGACTTATACTTACAAGCAATTTTATTAGTTTCATTTTGCTCAAATGTAAAATCTGAAATGTTTACATCTAAACTCCCACCACTTCTTAATCTGAAATTAATTCTATTTGATGTATTATGCAACAATAATTGTATAGCATTTTGTGTACTGCCATCGCTAATTGATATTGTTCTGTCACCGCTACCACCATTAACAAGACCACTTATTTCTGCATACAATACACCTTCTTCTGAATTAAAGTCTTGTGCTGACCCAGAGTTATTACATACGTCTGCTAAACGAGTAACACCACCACTAACTCCGTGATTAGGAATATAGCTTGTTCTATAGTTTCCAGCTTCTACCTGTGCGCCCCAAATAAAT